ATATTAGAAGAGTTGGAAACATTACCTGCAGCATCTGTTACGGTGATAGTAAAGGTATATGTTCCATTTGCCAATGCACTAGGAATTGTAACTGAGAATGATCCATCTGAACCTACACCTGCAGTAGCGATCTGATTAGATCCATTGAATACTTTGACTGTGCTGCTAGCCTCTGCATCACCTATGATTGTCGGTGTATTATCACTTGCTACAGTTGTAATGGATAGATTGGTCGGTGCTTCTGGTGGTGTAGTGTCTGCCTGTTGTTGATTATTAGATTCATTATTATTAGATTCATTATTATTAGATTCATTATCATCAGAAGTTGTGGTTGTGTTAACAGCACCACTTAAACTCTCCTCTGCTGTAGAGTATATAATGTTATGTGCAACACCTGAATGCTCAACACCAGTCATTTTAATTACTGTACCATCATCTCTTTCATGTACATGATAAGGTCCACTATATGGTTCACCATTTACAAATCCAACAACAGTCGATGATTTTGCTGCACTTGCATTTAGTTGACCTATCACAGAGTTATCATAATTTTTAATAACATCTTGTCCAAATACATTTTCAGAATATAAATCACTCTTATCATTGTTTGTAATCGTATTGTATCTAAGGTATTGAAATTCAATTGTAACTTTTGTTATATCTGTGCCTTGATATGACAACGGTATTGCAACAACATTACTTGGAAATGCATCAATGAACTGATACATTAAAAGAGATCCAGGAATTAAATTGTCACCACTTCTACTCTTAGCAAATCTACCAATACGAGTTTCATTCATATTCAGACCTTGATAAAAGTCTTTTTCAAATTTTGTTACTATTATATTTCTCTTATAATCATCTGGATATCTGAACTTGTAATAGTTATTTCTTCCTTCATATCCACTCTGTCCTTGAAATGATCCTTCATATCTTCCTTGATCATTATGGATTGGATTCATAAAGTTCATCCACTCTTCAAATAATCTAATTATATTGTAATCTGCATCAACATAAAATGAAACACTTAATGGTGCATATAGTCTCCTTTGAGCAAATCTTTCTATAGTTCCTTGTCTATCTCCCATACTTTCTGCCATATCAAAAGATGCACCAGGTAATGTTACATCTGATGCAAAGAAATCATATCTCGCTAAATCTTGTGGACTATTTGCTACACCACATTTAGTTAACCATGAACTCAAACTTGGGGAAGTGCTAATATCAGTATCATATCCAAGATTTAGAGATACCTTAAACTCAGCAGTGAGAGATAAGGGAAATAGATCTCTTTGAGCATCATTTATCTTCTTATATAATGGTAGTACAGATTGGTTTATGTCTGCCATCTAAATATTTTTATAGTTATACAATACTATGTATGTCATATAATGGAAAGTTTAGGCCCAGACACCCAAAAAAGTATAAAGGTGATCCCACTAATATAATCTACAGGTCTCTTTGGGAAAGAAAATTTATGAACTACTGCGATCTTACAGAAAGTGTAAGTGAATGGCAGTCTGAAGAGTTCTGGATACCATACATATCACCAAAGGATAATCGAGTTCATAGATACTTCCCTGACTTTTTTATTAAATACTATGACCGAAACAAAAAGAAAAGGGTGATGGTAGTTGAAGTCAAACCAAAAAGGCAAGTAGAAAGACCACCTCAAAATCCAAAGAGGAGAACTAAAACATGGGCATACTCAGTGCAAACTTGGGTAGTCAATCAAGCAAAGTGGAAAGCAGCAAAAGAGTTCTGTGCTGATCGTGGTTATGAGTTTAAAATTATGACAGAGGATGATTTAGGAATCAAATGAGTAAAGCAGAAAGAGAAGCACAAATTTATAGTCGTCTTGATGGAACTACTTTTCCATTAGAAAGATATAGTCTTGCTGAATTGAGAGGTATTACTTTATTCTATAATATGAATATTGGAAACTTAGGGAACAAAAGAAAATCAGACTTAATAAAAGCAATAGGTGCGAATGTAAAATATAAAGCAAGAATTAGAAGATCTGAGCAAAGGCAGATTGCTGCACAAACCTTAGAGGAAAGAAGAGAAGAGAAAAAAAGACAAGTAATAGAGGCAAGAGAACAGAGAGAGATAGAACAAGAGTTACAAACAAGACAAACAATTGGCGATGCTGTCATGGAAAAAGGACTTCGTACACCTGATACTGATATTGATTGGTATGCCGAAGAGTTAAGAGCAGAATTAAGTTTTGTTGATGCTAAAATTGATACAGACGATATAAAAATGGGAGATTTTTTATTCTTTGATTATGATGCAAGGTTTCCAGAAAGATATGAATACTGGGATAAGAGACCACTTGCGTTTATGTTAGGTTTAATTGATGATAATAAGATACTTGGTTATAATGTTCACTACCTTAATCCTGACTACCGTGATACTATTTCAGAAAGTTTGCTAAATAATACAGCAATCGATGCTAGTAGTCTACCAAAGAAAGGATTACACTCCTATATTATTGGTAACATGATTAATATATACCGTATTCCAGCAAATCCTGGGGAGTATAGAGACATCGCTAAATTGGTAACTGAAGACTTTGTAAGAAGAGATACTGGATTCTCAGTTGACCTTCAAACCGTTTGGGATGATACGACAAACAATTAAACAAACATGGAGTATAAGGATTTAATAAAAGAAGATACCGTTTGGGAAGCGATTGGTCAGGGACAACTACTGGAGGATGTAACGTGGGATGGAAACGGTGTACAATTTCAGTCTAGACATAATCAAGCATTCTATAATAGAGAATCTGGTGAGGTCATAATTGCTTATAGTCCTCCTATGGATCAACGAAGTCAAATAAATCAACCTGAGTTAGTATGGTCTAGTGAAACTGGATTTTTTGATGAGAGGAAAGGAGAACTTTATGGTCAAGATCAGATAATAGAAACGTATAGATTTATAGTAGACGCTGCAGTTAGATCAAATCCTGAAAATGTAAAACCTAAAATATTTGAACCAGGCACAAAATTTGAACTTGAGCAAGAAGAAGCGATGGAATATATAAAAGAAAAATTCAAAACTACAGATGTAGATAGATATTTTAAAGATGAAGGTGGTGCAGGAAAATATCCAATTGATGCAATTTATGATAAAACTGGACAGTCTCAAGATCATTTAGTCATTTCGCAGTACAGATATAAGTCACCAAGAGCAGGAGAGATTTGGGGTGTAAACAGAAAAAAAACTGGTGAATTATTAACACAAGGTATTGGAAGAGGAAGTGCACTTGCACAATTTTTAGGTCTTGTTAAATTACCTATGCCAAATGATATTCGAGATTCAAATAATGTTAGATGGGGTGAAGATACAATGAATGCGATGGAAGCAGCAATGTTGAGAGCAGTCGGTAATCCAATAGATGAAATTATCGGTGCTGGTGCTCTTGCTACTGGTGCAGCTTTTGCAGGACAAGATTTTCAAGAGGCATTCAAAGATGCAATTGGTGCTGCGAAATTTACACAAATAGCAGCGAGTGTTAAAGGTCAAGGTAATGTGGAAGCAGCAGCAAGTATTTTAGGACCAGAGGTAGTATCAAGAATATTAGCATCACAAGGAATCGAAACAAGTGCAGCATCAATTCTTGCAAGAAGAGATGGTGTTATTCCAAACAGTAACTTAGAATTATTATTCTCTGCACCAATGCTTCGACAGTTCTCATTCATGTATAAGATGAGTCCAAGAAGTGAGAAGGAAGCGAGTATGGTAAATCGTATAGTTCGTTTCTTTAAACAAGGTATGTCACCAAGAAAACAAAACTCACAAGCCAGTTTACAATCAGGAACATCTTACTTTTTAGGAACACCAAACGTGTTTAGATTGGCATATCGAACCTCAGAAGGTGAACCAATAAAGGGTATAAATCGAATTAAAACATGTGCGTTAACTCAAGCATCAGTAAACTATACTCCTGAAGGAACATTTGCATCTTATGATAAAGGTCAACCTGTTTCGATAATTATGTCTTTAGGTTTCCAAGAACTTGAACCAGTGTATGATACAGATTATACATTCAAAGGTGGAACTGTTGAAACTAGAGGATATGATGAGGATAGGGGACTAGAAAATAGATTAGCAATAGAAGAAGATGAGGTGGGATTCTAATGTATTTCAGAGAACTTCCAAATATATCCTACGTTTCACTTCTCCCAAATCAAAATAGAAGTGATGAAAGAATTGAGGTTAAAAATTTATTTAAAAGAGCAAAATTAAGAACTGATGTAGATCAATCAGTGACTTCATTTGATTATTATCTTATACAAGATAATGAGAGACCAGATATTATTGCTCAAAAAGTTTACGATAATGCTGATTTAGATTGGGTAATATTGGTTACAAATAACATCACAAGTATAAGGAATCAATGGCCTCTAAGTAATAATGATTTATATAATTATTGTTTAGAAAAATATGGCAGTGATGAAAATATAATGGCAACACATCATTTTGAAACAAAAGAAATTAAAGATAAGTTTGGTAGATTAGTATTAAAGAAAGAACTTATCGTAGATCAAAATTTTGAATTTACTTATGCAAAAGATGATTACTCATCTATTACAGAAAAACCTGCACAATCAGTATCAAATTATACTTATGAACAAAGATTAAATGAAGATAAAAGAAAAATTAGAGTTTTAAAAGTTGAGTTTTTATCAGCATTCGTATCAGATTTTAGAAATATAATGAGTCACGACAAGTCATCTTCATTTATTAATAGATCACTCATATCATCATACAACCCAAGAGAAACAGGTATATAAAAAAACCCCCTCAAAATGAGGGGGCTAAACCAATCACCTTTTAGACAAAAGAAGGGCACTCTTTCTACATAGAGATCTTTTGTATTCCCTCCAGTTAATTAAGAATTAACTAACTTAGAAAAATAACTTAAAGATTCATCATCTTCGTCTTCTTCTGTTGATGTAGTAGATGCTAACACTGGTTCTGGGGCTGGTGTAGCAGACTCACTGAAGTCTCCACGACGTTCCCTTTCCCATGTTGCGTCTTCTTCTGCAACTTCTGGATCTATTCTCTTAGTAGGTTGATTCATACCAAGAACATATACCAAACGCTTCTTCAA